GACACTATTTCTATGCTGTCCTCTATGAAAGCCTGGAAGCCATCTGAAGAAGCACCCATGGTAGAGAACAAGGGTAATGGCATGTGGGATATTGATATCGAAGAAGAACCTGGGAATCGCAGAGATTCCTACATCGTTTAAGGAATAACTATGAAACTTCAATATGTTTTGGATCAACTGGCAGTTGGTGAGTTCTCCCAGCTGAGTATTGGTGGCTTGGGGCAGGGAGTGGTTGGGGAGGGCAACTGGGACAAGATCATTCCCCATATCAACCTGGGCCTCACTGCGCTGTACAACCGGTTCAACCTGAAGGAGAACCGTATTACTTTGCTGCTACAGCCTGGGATGAATGTCTATCCGATCACCAGTGCCTACGCAGAGCACAACCGCAAGTCGCGGGAGCCTGTGCGCTACCTGAAGGACTCGGAGGCATACCCCTTTGAGGATGACATTCAGAAGATTGAACGGGTGCTGACGGACTCAGGTTACGAGCTTGGTTTGAACGACCTGGCAGACCCTGTGTCGGTGTTCACACCTACGGCTACGACCCTGCGCGTGCCTGACATCTTGGTGGAAGGTTCGGTGGATCTACCTGACTACTTGAACACGGGCAACCTGGTGCTGGTGTACCGGGCATCTCACCCCCAGATCGTGCAAGGCATTGGCTACTTCGACCCTTCACGGGTCACGCTAGAGCTACCCATGTCGCACCTGACTCCGTTGCTCTACTTTGTGGCCAGTCGGGTGCATAACCCCATTGGCATGTCCAACGAGTTCCATGCTGGAAACAGCTACTACGCAAAGTACGAGGCTGCATGCCGTGAGCTGGAAGGGCAGAACCTGCAGGTGGACCGGGGCAGTAGCAATACCCGGCTGGAAAGGAACGGGTGGGTCTGATGGGGCTGGCTTTACTTCAATTCCCCACAGGGAAAGGCGTGGCCCAGGAACTTCGTGATCTGGCTGATGCAGTGGAGCAAGGTGCGTATGGCGATGCGCATAATCTTGCTTGGGTTATAGACGCAGGAGACTCCTGCATATCAGTTGGTTTAATGGGGAATGCTGCAGCACCGGGTGCGGAAGCAAACCTGTTACTTGCCATAGGGCAGCACAAAATACTTAGAGGCTGTTACCCCTAAAAGAGAGGCCCCAATCGGGGCCTTTTCTTATTGGTTTGTGGATCCGAATCCACCACTGCCGCGGGCAGATTCATCCAGTTTATCTGCCAGCTCCAAGGTGACATTGGCCACTGGAACGATCAGAAACTGAAGTACCCGATCCCCAGCAGCCCAGGTAAATGGGATGGAACTCTTGGTTTTAAGGGCTGCTTTCCATTCACCGCGGTAATCAGCGTCAATTACCCCACAGGTGTTATTCAATTCAAGGCCGTGCTTGGCACCGGTACTGGAACGTGGGAGGAGTAACGCCACGTGTCCCGTGGGCACTTCAGCTGCAAAACCCAGCCCGGTTAATGTCCAATTACCTGTGACAGCACCGGCTTCAGGCATATGAATATCAAAGGCACCAGCTTCTGCTGTACCCTTTATTGGCATAATAAAGTTTGGGTGGAGAGGTTGAACACGCATTTAATTCTCTTCAGGTGGTTAATGGAACGAATGTAGCTATTGGAGCGACAGATAAATATGATAGACCAAACTCAAGGCAGCACAGCGGACCATAAGCCACTTACCAGCTGGGCTAAGGAACCTTCTCTCCGGGATTTGAAACAGAATCTGGAAGATGCTAAGCCCATTCATGAGGCGCAAAAGGCGAAGATTAATGAATGGCTGGATAACCTGAATGTCACAGGTAAGGCCAAGATCAAAACTCCTGCGGGAAATTCAGCCATTGTTCCGAAGCTGATTCGGAGACAGGCTGAGTGGCGGTATTCTGCGTTAAGTGAGCCCTTTCTAAGTACGGATGACCTGTTCAATGTGAAGCCGGTCACCTGGGAAGACCGTGAGGCTGCCCAACAGAACCAGCTGCTGCTGAATCACCAGGTCAATACGAGCCTGGACAAGACCAACTTCATTGATGAGTACGTTCGTGCTGCTGTAGATGAGGGTACGGTCATCGTTCGGGTGGGTTGGGAGTTTGAGGAAGAGTCCTACCAGGCACGTGAACCCATCGTTGAGTTCCATGTCAACCCGGCTTTTGCCCCCACCCATGAGTTCATTGCCCAGCTCAAGCAGAACTCCCCAAGCCAGTACGCCACGGATGTGCCTGATGAGCTGAAACAGGCGCATGACTTGTCTCTGGAACGGGGCATGCCCCTTGAGCCAAAGATCCTTGGCTACCGGGATGTGACGAAGACCCGCGTTATCAAGAACCAGCCCACGGCTGAGGTGTGTGATTACCGCAATGTCATCTTCGACCCCACGTGCAAGGGCGATTTGGATAAAGCCAGCTTCCTTGGCTACACCTTTGAGTCTTCAAAGGCGGAGCTGGAGAAGGAAGGTAAGTACAAGAACCTGGACAAGATCCTTCTGTCGGAAGGATCGGTGCTGGGAGCACCTGACTATGAGTCTGATGAGGGCTCTCAGAACTTCAATTTCAATGATGACGCACGCAAGAAGTTCGTGGTCCATGAGTATTGGGGTTTCATGGATGTGGATGGCTCGGGTGTTCTGAAACCCATCGTGGCTGCCTGGGTGGGTAGCACCCTGATCCGCATGGAAGAGAACCCCTTCCCGGACAAGAAGATCCCCTTTGTCGTGGCCCAGTACCTGCCGGTACGCCGCAGTGTCTATGGCGAGCCTGACGGTGCGCTGTTGGAAGACAACCAGAAGGTGATTGGTGCTGTTACCCGAGGAATGATCGACATCATGGGTAAGTCTGCCAATGGCCAGACAGGTATCCGTCGAGATATGCTGGATGCCACCAACCGTCGTAAGTACGAAAAGGGCCAGGACTACGAATTCAACGTGAATGTGGACCCTCGTCAGGGGGTGTTCATGCACACCTTCCCCGAGATCCCTGCATCTGCGCAATTCATGCTCCAGCTGCAGAACCAGGAGGCTGAATCCCTCACCGGTGTGAAGTCCTATTCCAGTGGTGTGTCTGGTGCTTCCCTGGGTGATGTGGCTGCTGGTGTTCGTGGTGCCCTGGATGCTGCGTCCAAACGTGAGCTGGGCATCCTTCGTCGCCTCAGCAACGGCATCGTGAAGATTGGCCGCAAGTTCATCAGCATGAATTCCGAGTTCCTCTCTGAAGAGGAGGTGGTTCGGGTCACCAATGACACCTTTGTCGCGGTGCGCCGTGATGACTTGACAGGCAACTTCGATCTGAAGTTGGCTATTTCCACTGCTGAGGAAGACAACAACAAGGCTGAACAGCTGGCTTTCATGCTGCAGACCGTTGGGCCACAGGAAGACCCCACTGTGCGGCGAATGATCCTGGGGGATATCTGCCGTCTACGGAAGATGCCCGACCTCGCCAAGAAATTGGGGGATTACGAGCCCCAGCCTGACCCATTAATGCAGGAAAAACTGCAACTTGAGGTGGAATTACTCCGTGCCCAGATTGCACGTGAGAATGGTCTTGCTTCACAGAGCCAAGCTACTGCACAACTCAACTCTGCCAAGACAAATACTGAGGCGGCAAAGGCTGAGAATATCTCTGCCAATACTGATCAACAGAACCTTGATTTTGTTGAGCAGGAGTCTGGTGTTAAGCAAGAGAGGGATATCCAGATGCGCGGTGAACAGGCGCGTAGCCAGGCTCAATTGAAACTCATGGACCAAGAATCTAAGCGGGAAGCTCACCAAGTTGATTTAGTGAAGGAATACATCAAGAAGAAGTCTGCTTAATTTTGATATATAGTCGGGGTGCTGATTATTAGGTAATCCCCCCTTCTATTAACTTGGGTAAGCACTGGTAGAAACATGAGTAATGAAGCCATCAACGCCATTGAGCGTGACATCAAGGAAGCTCGTAAGCACGTTGAGCTAGGTGATTCCCTGGAACGCCTGCTTAACAACCGAGATTTCAAGAAAGTAATCGTTGAAGGTTACTTTGAAAAGGAAGCAGCTCGTCTGGTTCATCTGAAAGCTGATCCCAACTTCCAAACTGCTGAAAAGCAAAAGACTTTGCTGGACGGGATCACTGCCATTGGCGGTCTTTCCCAGTATTTCATCACTGTGAAGCAGTTGGCTTCGAGTGCAGCAAATACCGTGGCTTCTGGTGAAGCTGTCCGTGAAGAACTGTTGGCAGAGGATCTGAGTAATGACTAATCAAGTGGACCAAGAAACGGATACCGCCTCTTATTTGGAGATGTCCGACGATGAGCTGCTGGCCATGGGGGCTCCTAGTGTGGAAGCCCCCGAAGTTGAGGCTTCTGCAGACCCAGAAACTCCTGTAGCACCTGCTGCTGATGCAGAGGATGGGGAAGATAGTGCTGAGGACACAGCAGAGTCCACCGACGAAGCTGACCCGCAGGGTCAAGCTGAGGATGGTGCTCCTACTGTGGAGAAACTACAGGTTCCTGAGAAGCAAGAGAAGCCTGTTGCTGACACGAATACACCAAAGGACCCGAAGCAAGCAGCTGCGGTGGACTTTGAAGCGGAATACAAACGACTCCTGGCCCCATTTAAGGCCAATGGTCGTGATATTTCGGTGGGTAGCGTAGACGACGCCATTGCTCTGATGCAAATGGGCGCGAACTACAACAAGAAAATGGCTGCCCTCAAGCCAAACCTGAAACTCATGAAGCTGTTGGAGAACAATGGCCTGATGAGTGAGGAAAACATTGGCTTTTTGATTGATCTCAGCAAGAAGAATCCTGCTGCAATCAATAAGCTGGTTAAGGACAGTGGTATTGATCCACTGGACCTGAATGATGAGCAAGCGAGTGCGTACCAGAAACCCAAATACGCTGTTGACGACCGAGAAATTGAACTGGATACGGTGCTGGATGAGATTCAAGACTCTCCGACGTACACCCGGACACTCGATATCGTCAGCTCAAAGTGGGATGGCGCAAGTAAACAGGTAGTTGCTACCTCCCCTCAGCTGATCAAACTGATTAATGACCACGTTTCACGTGGCATTTATGACGTGATCGCCAAAGAGATGGACAGCGAACGAATGTTTGGTCGCTTGGATGGTTTGTCTGATATCGAAGCCTATCGGAAAGTTGGCGATGCGATTCAGGCGCGGGGTGGGTTTAACCATCTGGGTAGCTCCCAGGGGAAACCGGCACCTGTGCAGCCTGTCGTAGTGCAGCCGAACCCGAAGCAGGGCGATGACGACGAATTGAAGAACAAACGTCGAGCCGCTGGCTCACCCCGGCCTGTTGCACCCACCCAGACACCACAGGACTTCAATCCTTTGTCGCTGTCGGATGAAGAGTTCAGCAAGCTGGCCTCCAAAAAATACGTGTAAAGGATTACCGAAATGACTCGTCAATTCAATGCTCCCCCAACTACGCCCTCGAACATTGGCCCTCAGCTGGTCAATGAGTTCTACCAAAAGAAGGCTCTGATCGAGATTGCCAAAGAGCAATACTTCGGTCAGCTGGCTGACGTGACCTCCATGCCCAAGAACATGGGCAAGAAGATCAAGCGTTTCCACTACCTGCCCCTGCTGGATGACGCCAACATCAACGATCAGGGTATCGACGCTGCTGGTGTGACGATTGACTCCGCAAAGTACTACACCACCCTGCCCGATCTGGTGGTCACGTTTGCCGTGGAAGCCAATGCCACAGCTGCTGCTTCGGCTGTTAATGCTGTGGGAGCAGGTGTTGCCGTCAAGACCGGCGCTGCAACCCCCTGGACGGTGACCTTCAGCAAGCTGGCTCTGGCAGGCGGTACCCAGGTACAAGCCGATGCCATTGTGGCTGCTGTGGCAGGTTCGCAGTACAAGCGCGGTTCCGGCAACCTGTATGGCTCCAGCAAGGACATCGGCACCATCTCGGGCAAGCTGCCTGCACTGTCGGAATCGGGTGGTCGTGTGAACCGTGTTGGTTTCAAGCGTAAGGAACTGGAAGGCACCTTCGAGAAGTTCGGCTTCTTCGATGAGTACACCCAGGAATCCGTGGATTTCGACACCGATGCTGA